ATTCTGTACTAAGTTTTCTTCTTCAAATCTTTCTTTGGAATATAAAGCCCCAAACATAAGACCAATAATAGGCTGGACATATATGTCAGCTTCTACTTGATTGCTTATAAAGATAAATACGGTTGCTATTAATAATAATAAGGCTATTGATTGAATCATAATTTAAAATTTTAATATCTCATTTACTTCTGTCTTCTTAGAGTGTAAGATGTCTTTACCCATAAACTCGAAGCCTACATTATTTCTAGACATTCTTAGCTTAATAGGTTCGTTATGTGGTGTGCATCTTCCACCTGTTTCAGTTTCTTTTACTTTAAGTACGTGAAGGTGTGAATACATCCAGTCCATTGCAGAACCCGTATACCTGTGTATACATATAACATCGTCAGAGCGGTTTCCCCATTTACCCCCTCCTTCTACTCCTGCTAGTCCTAAAGGTTGTGGCAGCTCTTCATACTCGTGGTCTCTTGGGTGTACCCTACGAAGTGCATCGGTAACACCGTGAGCGTTTAAATATACCGCAACACTTCTTTTCTTTGCAAACAATCTAAACTCAGAAGCTACTTGGTAATCGTATTCGTGACTACCTACACCTCGCATCATTTGTGTGTCTTTTGCTAGTGAGTTATAAGGGTCTATTAATAAAGCGTCATAGTTCCAAGCATCTTTGATTTCATTGGCTTGTTTAAGTAATTGCTTGTATGTAAATAAATCCTCTACCTCTATTATTTTAAAATGTACATCACACCATTTAACTGCATTGTTAATCTGAGAGTCTGAAGCGTCCTGTATAGGTAAACCCATCTTGAACTCAATAATCTTTCTAACTAAGCCTGAAGAAGTGTTTTCACTTGACCACAGCAAAAACCTTAAATTGTGCTTCATTGCCCACACCGTAAAAAGGTATGTTATTATAGTAGTCTTCCCTACGTTAGCGTGTCCTATTAGTAAATTAAAATTACCAGCTTTAAATCTTATATATTCATCTATATCAGGTATGTCCATTTTAAGACCTTCTAATACGCGACCATACTTAATGTCTAGTATTTTCTTTTCTATGTTTGCTGCTTGTGCTATCATTGTTTGTTATATACTTTGTGAAGTCTTGTGATACTTATATTGATTCTTTTTATTGTACTTCTCTTTAGGCTCTACGTAGTAACCTGTAACAGGATTTACAAAGTAATTCCAAAAATCGTAAGGCATCTCTTCTCCTTCGGGTAATTTTTTAAGCGATTGTCTGTTCATATAAAGGTATAAAAAAGGGGGCTATTAACCCCCAATAAAATTAAAACGGTAAGTCCGCTGTTGTTTCTCTAGAAGATTGTTGCTGCGTATTAGTAACCTCTTCACGTTGTGCTACTACTATTGTAGTATCTGGGTTAATCCATCTAACTCCTGCATTACCTAAAGATACCTTCTCGGCTTTAGCTTCTCTCTCTTCTTTAGACTGACCCTGTACAACCCAAGCATTGTTACCGTACTTGCTCTCATCACTTAAGATGATGTCAAACTGTAGATACTTTCCTTTTGCTAGTTTTGTTTTGTCTATTGATTCTAAATCAATACTTCCTGAGATAATTCCTGTTGTCATAACTTTAAATTTAAATTAATTAATTAAGTAGTTCTTCTACTTTCTTTGATACTTTATACTTTGTTCGTACGTCTGCTATTGTTGCAGTCCCCTCTTGGAGGGCTTTCTTAACCGCTTTGAATTGCGGAGTATTTTCATTCAACCAAGCTAACTCTGCTTGTACTATCTTACCGCTACCTAAATTAGCGTCATCATCAACTGCTTGTAATCCTAATAAAGATGCTAGTGTATAACGTCTGTAGTATGTGATACAAGAACCTAGCTTCTGCGGGTCGTTCATCTGGGGTAGCTTTAAAGCGCTTATAACGCCTCCTGTGCCATCTACGCATATTAGTTTACTGTACACCATATCTTCTTCAATTGGCTGCAATAGGAGTAACCTATGCTTCTTTAGTAATGGTTGGAGCTGCTTAATTAAAGAGTTGATATCAAAGTAACGACTCTTGTAGAATGGGTTCTTTGCATCTTTACTTACCGTTCCTATTTCCTGCTGCAGGTTAAATAGTTTAGTGTTAATAGATTCTGTTTTCATAATAATTGTTTTAGTGTTTGTTGTTTGTAACTTGGATTTCTACCATTGTAGCCCATTGAATGAAGTGCTGCTTCTACTCTTGTAGCTCCTTCTTTAGTTTTATACTTAGCTATAACTTCTACATCTTCTATGTGTCGGTTATTACGACTTTTGTGGACTTTAAGTCTGTAAGTTAAATAGTCAGTCATACCTACATAGTGTTCTTCCTTTAAATAGTAAACCGTATAGTAACCATCTTTCTTAGATTTATAGTTAGCCTTTATCTTTTCCTTGTTAGCTTCGTACTGCAATTTATTATAAACTGATTTTTTTTCCTTATGGAGTTCGTAATACTTCCTATTCCAAGCTTTTGCATCTTCTTTGTTTTTAAATGGCATATCTATTTGTTTTTAATGTTTATACAAACTTACAACTTATTTCTGACATACCAAAAAAAAAGGTGAAAATATCTCTATCTCCACCTTTCAAACATAATTAAACACACAAACAAAAACAAACTATAATAGTAACTTGACTTTATTAGAGTAATGCTCTATCATCTCTAACAAGTCTACATCTGCAAATTTAACAGTTTCTCTACTCTTTTGTAGTAACTCTTCAGAAAGTTTTACACCAAGATATAAACTAAATTTAAACTGTTCTCCATACCTGAAGACATTACATCCAGCACATTGAACAGCTACGTTCCTTTCATCCCATCTAGTAGAGTAATGTTTCCTTGATTGGAAGTGACCACATTGCATCTTCTTCCAATGGTCTTTCTTATTGCAGGTAACGCATTCTGCTATATCATTAACAGAGTTGCTTAGTCTAATGTATTGACTGAAGATATTATCTAGCTTCTTAACAAGCTTTGAACGAGTTAATTTCTTCTTAGGCATCTAAAGACTTCAATAGAAGATTACCTGATACTTCATCTATTCCTTTTATATACTTGTATATCTGCTTAGATGTTGCTTTTACTTCTTTCTTTTCTAATTTAGTTGAATCACTACCAAGTTTAGTGTACATATCACAATCCATCTTTAACAACGCATCTGTTCTTTCTATGATACTTAAGTTAAACTCTCTAGCAATCTCTAATGCTTTTTCTTTAATGTCTTCTTTCATAGTTGATTTAATTTTTTAAATTTATCTTCTAGTTCTGGTATATTTCTTATATGCCTAGCTATATTGTATTTACGTTGTATCTCTTTAGCATATGATTTGTTTTTATCAAACTTTTTACGTTTGCGTTTTGGATTAAGTGCTTTGTTATACTTAGGTTTTAGCCTTTTAATGTAATTATTTTCTATTAAGCATACTTCTTTAGCTGTTATATCAACTCCTAAGTTTTCAATTACTGACCAACTGTCAAACCTTTTAGCACTTTTTAGATGCTGACCTAATCTACTAGGCAGAATTCTTGTTTGACCTATGTATACAATTGTATCTTTATCAATTAAAGCATAGATTATATAGCAAGTTTCTTTGATTGCTCTTTTGTTTAGTAGTATTTCTATGGATGTTTTCATAAATCTAATATACAACTAATATTTTTAATAAACAAACTTAACTTAGCTCACCCCTTTAATCCATTTATAGACAACTGCTACGTTGCTGGTTAGCGTCAATCGCGGTAAGTTGAATATCAGTTGTGAGCATACGAAATGAATAAAGGATACTGATGCAATTCTTACGGCTAAGGTTATCTGAACCAACTGCCTAACGATTATGACAGAAGTTTAGTAGATTTTCTACTCGGCGAATATACAACATTATCCGCAATAATCAAAAAAAACTTTACTGGTGCTTATTATTACCCATAACTTTCTCAAAGCCTCTTGAGCCGAAGTAACCCATAAAAACTATCTGTAGCAGACTTTTAACAGTGTCTAAACCTTCTAGTTGATATGCCCATCCTATAACAAAGGCTACAGTTAAAAAAGCTAGTGTAAGAGGTCTAACGTTACTGGATAGCCAAGAGCCACTTCTAGCGT